CTCTACTTCTAATGACATCAGCAACACAGCAGCATTATTAGTATTACGATTAGTCCAAGCTTTCTGAAATTTCATATCATAAATTTTTTGAGATAGTGCAAATATGCATCCAGAAGGGTTTAATTCCATATTCTTTAATTCTTCAATCTTATTTTGAGTATCAACTTGATCAGCCAGTTCTTTTAAAGTTTTTTTATTCATCAGTTTATCCTTAGGATTATTGTCAATACAACTTGCGATATATTCTATTTCTTTTTGCTGCTTTAAAAAATTAATGCGTTGTTCTTCAGTCATGTTATCAATAAATGAAAATCCTGTCTTTCTAGCTACACATTCATGATTGATGTCATTTAGATTCATTTTCTTTTCCAAGCTTTATGAGAAGTATAATTATGGAATCTATTAGATTCCATTTGCTGTACAAAGTTAATGCAGTGATTATTAGGATCTGTTTTCATTTTTTAAAACACTTAGCAATAATCTGAGATTTATAAGATCCTTGGTAACTAGGACTCTGATTTGTTACTCTATCATTATATGCTAATGCTGCCGTATTACAAGTTTCAATACTATTAAACTCAATAGAATTAGTTGTTAAATTAGCGCCTTCTCCTGGAAGAATAATAGTCAGTATTAAAATAAAAGTGTTCATGAGTTTCCTAGTTTTTGTTAAAATATAAAGGGTTAATTTTTTCTGGTTTTGTTAATATATAAAGAGCTAATTTTTCCCAGTTTTCTTGGCCATTTCTAATTTTAGAAATGGAAATTAGAGTTCTTAAAGAAATATCAGGAGCATCATTTTTATGTTTAGTAATAAATGCTAATGCATCTTGCTTAAATTCAAGTTGAATTTCAGGAAGAAATTCAGAACTTTGTAAAATAAAACCCATTCTTTCGATTTTTTGATCTACTGTCATGCTAAGATCAATACACATAGATCTTGACTTAATAGCTTCATCAATTTTATGTTGTTCTAAATTAGATATAAAAATGATTTGACCAGTAAACATGAAATTTTTTGGAAGATCAGAATTATTATTTTCTGAATTCCAATGAATCCACCTTTCTTCATAACTATCAAGAGCACCTTTTAAAATATCAACTGCTGTTTTATCTTTCTGAACAGAATCACAATCATCAAAAATAATAATTTTACCATTATTTTCATAGAGAGTACGATATAATCCGCGAGCCGTGCTAAAACCTTTAACTATCGTATAATCACCTAGTTCTCTAGCAAGTTCTATTTCTTCTGGATCTGGATCTGTAGTTTGAGTATTAATCAAACCAGAATCTTTAAGAGTTTTTATGATTGTATATGTTTTACCAATACCTGGAAGGCCAGTTAAAACAATAGATGGAATTCCTTTAGCAATAATCATTCGAGTTAATTGTTCAGCAAATTCAAATCTTTCATTAATTGAAAATTCAACATTTGTTTCTTCTGAAGTATTAGTTGGATCAACTGTTGGTAGAAAACCAGCATGAACTGAATGAGCAGAAACCAATTCGTATTTTGTAATATTATTCTTTACGAATTTTCTATGGTTTCCTTCATTAACACGATTGACAAGATATTCAGAATCATGACTTCTTGCTAATATCTTGCCTTTATATCTTGCTACGTACTTATCAATGCTTGTATCAAATGCGATAGTTACTGTATTCATCTTTTAAATCCTCTAATTCATCAAGTTGTAACGATGAATAAATTATATCATAAAGGACCTAAAAGTAAACTATTTTTTAAAAAGAAAGTATAGATGGATATTTTAATCTATTAGCAATCTTCTCAAAGCTATCAAATGTTAATGGTAGCATTCGTTTAGTTTGGGCTTTATCATTATCTTTTATAGATAAGAAACAATTAAATTGACAAAAAGTAATCTCAACTCCAAAAGTAGTTAATCGTCCACCTCTTTCTAAATTTTCAGTATAATAATGTAAATCTTTATTCTTAAAATCAAAAAATTCCATCTGATTATGCTTAATGGAAATGATATACTCTTCCATTAATTGCTCATTAAATTTAATAGATGGAAAAACGTATTCTAAACCGCGTTTAGCACCAGGCCCAACTAAACAAAAATCTTCATCTTCATCAATATGAGCTAGCTCATTACTTCGGCTAAAATTACAAGGTGGATGATAAGCATAATAAGGACCTATTCCACGATGAGTTCTAAACCAAGTACTTACTGTAGATAAATAACTATTTGGATCTACAACAATATCACTCATTCCTAAATCATCAAGATAACTAATCCATCTAATCATATTAGACAATTTAAATTCTTGGTTTGGATTTTGATCAACTTCTCTACAATGATTTCTAGCTGAAGTTTGCAAACTAGTTTGAAGTTGAGTAGCTCCCCAAACTTTAAGTTTATTTACATTTTCATCTAAATTATAATTTATATCTTTATAATAAGTTCCACCTTGTTTATAAAGATCAAAATCTATAATATTACCATAATCATGAGAATTAGTTGCAACAAGAGTTAATGTAGGCATACCTACAAATTTAACACTCATTGCATTTAATATCTTATTTCTTATAGAAGTATTCTGATTAAAAACATAATTCTCTAACCAAAATACTTCAGCATGCTTTGATCTATTTGGATTCCAATATGAAACTTCTTGCCTCATAGCAGGCCCAAATTCTGGAGAAAATTTATATTTTTCTATTTTTCCAGTTTCTCTTAGCACTTCTCTTTTGAAAAATTCCTGAACCCATCTATTGAAATAATTAAATCTCTCCGCATCACGATTTTTAATTAATTCATTAAGGGTAATCATTGCGGATATTTTCCTTCTCAGTCATGTTATGTTTCATATGAATAATATTTAATTCAGGAACTATTTTTTTAATTTCAGCAATTTGAATCTCATCATCTTCTACATGAAATTGTATTTCATGACCTTCTGCTATTAATTTTTTTATCGTATTTCCTTTATGCTGACCAGAAGAAGCTCTAGACTTCTGGTCAAAAGAAAGTGGATTATAAAAAACTTGATTATAAATTCCTCTATCAGCTAACATTCTTTCTGTTTCTGGTTTTTCTTCATAAGATCTGCCAGTAATAATAAAATCATAAGGGCCTGGAGTAATTCCTTTAATATCTTTATTAATGAAGATTACTCCATCAATATCATAAGTACTAATTTTCATTTTTATTTCCTAAAAAATGCCCAATTAAGGGCATTAATATTAAAAAGAATATTCTCTATTCGTAGTCAGTCTTATCATCTTGAAATGTATATTCAAGATTGTCGACATGAGGATTATTTTCTTTAAGTTGTTTAGTTGTCATAGGAGTTAAAATTCGTCTAGCTAATGCATCACATTCAAATTTTGCATCTTCTGTCTTCATTTGGCAATTTGGCGATTTTTGAGTCCAAGCTGAACAACCTCTTAAATTACCAACTAAACCGAGTTCTGATCCAACTTTACAAAAACGAATAGCTGAAATAACAACAGATCCACTATTAGGACTATCTTGAACTGAAAGTCTAGCAGTTAATTCATATCTAGCACCAGCAAAACCATATGCAACAATATCAAGATTTGCAACTTTATTATCAGAACCAACATAAGGCGCACCTGGTTTTTGAACAACTGTTAATGAAGGTCCAGCATATAAAGTCATACCAGCAATTGATTCATCTCTAACAATGTTTTGACCTTTTAAGACATTTTCTTTTGAAATATGCTTTGAGTGTAATCTTTCTTGCTTCATCATGTTAAGGAAATCTGTATTAGCAGATCTTCCAGTTCTAATTTGTTCTTGACCTTGAGTTGAACCAGCTGCCATATTCATCTGGATATGCTGTGTAACCATTAAGCCAGAATCTAACATTGCACCCTGAAGAACTTCACTCAATCTACTAGCTCCAAAACCAGATCGCATATCGCTTCCAATTAAAGTTAAACCTGCATCAATGAATTGTTGTTCTAATTCTTTAGCTTCTTTAGTACTAATAAAAGTTGGAATACAATTAACAAAGTGGCACTTTGCTTTAAGGGCTGCATCTGCATAAAATCTTGATGCATCATGAGAACCAACAGGAAGATAATTTACTAAGATGTCAACTTTGTGATATTTTAGCAAGTCTACAATTCTCTCAAATGATTCAGCAGGAATTGCGCCAATTCTAAATGAAATATCTTCTGGCAATTCTAACATATGTGGAGCAACACCATCAAAAAGAGGACCAGAATAAACTAATGCTCCCTTTTCAATACAGGCATATTGACCATCATCAAAAATTTCTTTTACATGGTCCATTGCGCAATTTGGTTTTGCTCGAAGTGCATCTTTTAATAGATGATTTACTTTACGAATATCTACATCAAATCCACAAACAAATTCAATATCAGAAGATTTATAGCCACCAATATCTTCATACATTAAACCTATAGTGTCTTGAGTTTCATTATAGTACTGAATACCTTCAACTAAACTTTTAGCACAATTTCCAGCACCTATAATTGCAACTCTAATTTTTTTACTCATTTTTGTTTCCTTTTTTCTATTTCAGTTTTTGGGATGTCATTGGTCTATTTCTAGAGGTAGGACATATTATGTTTTACTATCTTATGTATTGATTTTAGAAAGTCAATATTGATGGAGTATTGTCTGGCCAATATTCATATCTATGAAACTTTGGAGCGCAATGGACACTCTTTGGTCGCTCCATATATGTTTGCATGTACTCTAAAGGATCCATTATATACCATTCTTGAGGCCAAGTAAACAGCTTCCAATTATTTTTTTCACAAATTTCAGCTAATAAGATATTAAACTTTTGAACCAAAGCAGATCTTTCAAAATAAGATCCATAAAAAGGAGTCTTTTCATAGTATCCAGTCTTAGGAAGTTTTCTTGATATGTCTTCTATAGGAAGTACTTGAACTAGTTCTACATTTGGAATATTAAGATCTTTAATTTGTTTTTCGTATTCATTTAATAACCTTTCTATTTCTAAGAATGGATATTCAGTTCTCATTAAATGATGTCTAATATCTATATTGCCATAGTAGAGAGTAATATTTTTAAGAGTACTAGGATCCACATGATTATCAACAATTTCTTTTCTGATAGATTTTTTTAGAACTCCAGCCAAAGTTCTTCCATCATGTCTAATTGTCATATAGCCAGGTTGAAAAGCAGAAAAACTATGGCTATCGCCTATGACTAGAGAATCAGTATCTTCTGGATGGAATAAATATTCAGAGTTATTACAAATTTTTGAGATAGCATCCCAATCTATAGCAGCCCAGTAATCATCTGATTTTTTTC